CTCGCTTACAACTCCAGTTAAGGACCTTTCTAAAGGCTACCCTTAAGGGAGAGAATAAGTAGAACAAGGAGCTTTAGTCCTCAGAAAAGAAGAGGCAACAGCTACTACAAAGGAAGACCTAGGTTAGTCTCCTATAAGAAGCGACTCAAGCTCCTTTTAATTAGAGTATATAATCCTATCCACCTCTTTTGGAGTGTGGAGAGGACTCTAATTAAAAGACTACGAGTCTTGATAGCAGTCTTAATATCGACTTTTCAACGCTTTATTTCACGTCACTATCTTAACTACTTACAAAGTAGATGTGCATTCTTCTAAGGACCGTCCTGCTAGGACTGACCGAAGAACGGACCGTCCTAAGTATCGAAGCTAAAAGTATGGATAAACCCAGCACTTCCTTACTCAAGAAACACCGTTTTATCACCATAAAGAATTTGGGTGTAAGAAGCTTCAACTCTTCTTACTTAATAGTTAAACTAATCCGACTTTATGGGGCTCAGAAGTAGCGAATCTAAGGAGTGGTTAACCACTCCCTAGACTCAGCAACTGTAAAAGGTTCTCAATTAGTCCTATTTCGGACGTAAATCTGGAAATCTTTTACAACCAATTCTGTTGGATTTGGATTCATATGCGCTTGATAGCGCATACCTTCCGTTACTAACGCAAAAACTTGCGTTAGATCCAATTGAATCGAGTCTGCCTTTACAGGTGGGTCGCCAATCCTGTCGACATAACATCAACAGGATAATTCGTTCTGTTTCTTCTCTAAGATTTGGATCAACTGATCCACTCCAACCTTTGAATCACGCAATATCGCATGATTTCAAAGGGTTAAGGAATTAATCCTATGAGTAAAGAAAATATTTCGAACGTGGAAATTGAGACTTCGGGCAATCTCAGGATGATATTCCCTGAGAGAACCGAAGCAAACCTCAACATGGCGAGCAACCTGGCGTTCTACTCAATCATCAGTATACTTACGCTCCATCCGGGCTAAACGCCCTAAGAGGACCTGTTTAACAGATCATTCTAAGATGACTGAGGATTTTGTAGTACGAGGTGGACTAGGTAATCTAGACTTGTTTCATAATGCGGATAATATCTCCTCACAAAGAGAGATGTTTAAATTAAGGAAAGTAAATTTTCCACGCACTATGGTCGGTCTAAATACATCTACAAAGCTCATTAGGTATGATAAATAATGCTTATTAGCAAAATAACCATTCATAAGAGCCAATACAGATGTATGGTCCGAACGTGGCCTTTTATCTCTCAAAGACTGAGAGAGGACAGTATAAAACACAGACATGGGTGAATTCAAGAAAGATGAATCTTTCTGAATTAGACTCATGAAGGTGTTAATACGCCCTCGGTAAGTATTCTGAGAAATAAATTGTTTAAAGGATAACGGACTCACGTCAGTTAATCCTATCGAGGTTGCTTTCGCAAACTCGACCACTGGACGATTCTTAGCCACCACGGATTTACTCAAGTTAATGGGAACACCGATCTTCTCCATAACTCAGAGATACTTGTTGGCGAGATCTTCATTAAAAATGTTGATGTCGTCTCCAAGGACCTCATAACGAGTCTCTCAACCTTTCCGTCCTGGAAAGACTTGAGAAGAACAATATTGGACTATCATATGATGTGTGATAGCCAACATTGGTCAAGAAGAAAGGGCACCCATTGGTTGACCAACCGCGTAACGGAAAGCTTGTGGGAAATCCTTCGGACTACCTTTAACCTTTTCAGGAAACAAGTAGTAGTCGCGGGACACCAGCACCTTGGCTCACGCTTCTGCCATATCTCTTCCGAAAAGATTAG